TATTTAATTTACTTTGTTTACTCATTTTTGACTCCGTGTTATTTATTGATTTCATACCGCTTACACGCTACTGAATATTAAAAGTTCCAAAGTATTTTAAATTAATTTGTGGGGGGTTAAGTGGGGATGGGAATTTGATATTAAAATAATATGATAAATACTATAGTAGATATAAATATCAATAATAGTAATAAACATAGTAGTATAATAGTATGTGACGAGGGCTTAACCGCCCCTTTTGTATAGGTTATACACATCCTGTCCACACCTGTGGATAACTTGTGGATAAGTATGTATATGAGTGCAATAAGTTGTTATTATTACTGTACTTACGTATGCATAATGTAGTGTAATATATGTGAATAACTTTTAATTGAAAAAGTTTAAAGTTTTTTATGGGTGTATGTGGTGAAAATAATGAGAGAGTCATTAAGTTTCAGATGTTTCAACCTACTCAACCGAATGAAAAGGAAAAACTCAATACACTTTATTCAACCCCAAACCGGATTAGGGGGGTACTCCATGTAATAATAAGAGAGACACCCATACTTATATTATTTTTTAAAAATTTTTAGAAATTTCTTGTTTAGTTTAGATTCGGATACTATTTTATATAACTATGTTATATATAGCTATGTTATATAGCTATGTTAATACTATGATACTATTCTACTATTTTATATCCTGTAAGCTACTATTCTACTATTTGATATAGCTTAGCTAATACTATAGTACCGCAGTTATTTAAAAGTTATATACGACTATTTTAGTCTGTTGTAGCTATAAAAGTCATATTTTTACAATATATTTATTTTTCTTCTATCTTGATGACTTGTTGTTATAAATTATCGTATGAAATTAAGCAGGGCATCCAGTAGGAACCGGAAATATCGAACTTTAATCAGTTCTTATGATTCTGCCAATACATTTGAAAACTGTAATGAGTTAAAAAGGTTGGCTGATGAGATAGATATGTCGGATATAATTGACCCAACATCTACTGTATGCGGAAAGTTAATGGAAATAGTAGCGCGAGCCAAATGTCTAAAAGAGTTTGAATTATTACCTGACGGTGACCTGTTGTATAACAGACCGTCAAGGGCAGAGAGTCCGGAGGGAGTAGGACAGGCGAGTGTGAAAACATAGCGTGGGAGCGGCTCTCTATGTATAAGCGAACAATAAAAGGTCAGGAATATGTATTATATGACGATGAAAAGGAATTTCGGAGTGCTAGACCGAAATCGAAGATACATAATAACTGGCGGACAGCAAAGACTGGTCAATGGATTAAGTCGGATGATGGCAAGGTAACCAAGGTTATCAGGCGGGGCTCAATCGCTCACAACAAAAAGAGCGTAGATTACATTAGAACCTTGCTTGGCATGGCAAATTGCGAGCGAACTGCATTTTTAGGTGGTGACCCAGTTGGGGACATATGGCGGTTTGGCAAGGTTTCTTGGTATGAAAAGACCTTAAATGGCAGGTTATCCGTAAAAAAACGAATTTTTGCTAAGTATGTTGCATCGGGGCTTCAGCCTCTTGATGCCTACATGAAGGCTTTTCCTGATTGTGAGAGTAAAAATTATGCTCAAAAGCGAATTCAGATTTTATTAAAAAACAAAAAGGTAATGAACTTGATAGATAAAGAGATTGAAGTCCTGTTAAGCGATAGTGGAATTACAAAAACATATTTACTGGAAGAGACCAAGGGGATTGTTGACAAGAACAGTACCCGGGATTCGGATAAATTAAGGGCGCTAGAGACCCTGATGAAGATAGCCGGTATGTTAAATACCGAGAAAAAAACTGAGTCTCTTGCTCTGATTCAAGAATTCACCGGTTTTAGTCAAGAAAAGCTTAATGCTTTCAAGGCGGGGGTATTACCGGAGCATGGACAGGAAGAATAGCATACTCATCCCCATTAGATTCGCCACCAAGCTTGAACTGCATGAGTTGATATGCGGTACCGAGTTCTGCCCAGCTTGCGATTGTCAGTTGTTGGGTCATAACATAATGAATAAAATGCCACTAGTTGACAATTTTAATACTTTAGATGGCTGGATGTGTGATATATGCGACAGTGTGTTCGATTTACAGGATAAAATGGTGAATATCGGAGAATTTGATTTATATGACCAAGAGATTGCGGAAGCGTGATAAAAGATAATTTTAATATAAACCCTTCACCAAGTGACATGAAAGAGCGTGATGACGTTCTTTTGAGTGCTTTTAATAATTTGATTTACTTTGGCAGAGCATTTCTGCCGAGAGACTTTCTGAATAAATCGGAGAGCGCCCCCTTCCACTACGATATGGCTAAAAAGATGATTGATATGAAACCCGGTGCTAGGATATGCAATATCATTCCCCGGGGTCATGGCAAATCAGTCATGGCAAAAGCCGCTATTATGCATAAACTCTGCTTTGCCGGAGAGGATAGCCAGCATTTTGTTGCTTGGGTATCTGAGGAGCAGGGTCAAGCTATTGACCATTTAAAGTATATCCGCTCCCATTTTGAGAATAACAAGATGATTAAGTATTATTTTGGCAATATGGATGGTGGATTAGCCGGAAAGCGTTGGACAGAAAAAGATTTAGTCACTCCAAAGGGAGACCGGGTAATAGCCAAGGGAACATCCCAGCGGTTAAGGGGTCGTTCTGAGGTAGATGTCCGGTATACTGGTATAGTCCTTGACGACTTCGAGTCCGAATTGAATACCAAGACTCCCGAGCGAAGGTCTGAAATCAAGAAATGGATTGTATCTACGGTTTTTCCTGCGCTTGAGGAGACCCCCGGAAACGAGGGCTGGATATGGCTTGCAGGCACCATTGTTCACTACGATTCATTTTTACAGATGGTCTATGATGGTTGGAAGAAAGCCAAAGAGGACAAAAGGACATATCCTTGGGATGTAAACTTCTACCGTGCATTAGAGGGTGATGAGCCATTATGGAAATCGCAGTTCTCCAAGAAGAAACTAAATGCGAAGAAACGTGAGTTTATCGAAGCGGGTTTGGTTAATAAGTTTGCTCAGGAGTACATGAACGATGCCCGGGATATTACAAATGCGGCATTTAAGATAGACAGAATCCAGTATTATAACGGCAGGTTTGAAAAGAGAGGTAATATGCCGTTCATTATTGAAGGTGAAGATGCAATTCCTATTAATGTGTATATTGGTGTTGACTTAGCGGCAACCGCGAGTGCAACATCTGATTTTCAAGTTATACTGGTCATGGGCGTTGATTCCAATAAGAACCGATATGTTATTGATTACTTTCGGGAACGTATCCCAGCTTTTGATGTCCCCGCTAAAATTATAGAATATGCTAAAAAATATAGACCCGTCAGGAGGGTAACCATTGAAACAGTTGCCGCTCAAGAAATGGTTAGGGATATGGTGACGAGGATGTCTGCCAATGAAAAGAGATTGATGCCCGGATTATTTAAGGGAGTTAAGCCTCCGGCGAAAATGAAAAAGGAAGATAGGCTGGAAACGGCGTTGGGTCAGATTGTAAACTCAAAAAAATTATATATTTACAGACATATGACAGAAATTGTTGATGAGTTCTTTGAACACCCAAAACCGAGAAATGATGATTTGTTAGATGGCTTATATTATGCTGACTACTTTGCAAAACCACCCAAAACAGATAAAATGAGTGTTGACGACATTGAGAAGAAACAGGAAAAATTAGATTATTATAAATTTAAAAAAGCTTATAATTGGGTGACGGGTGCAAAAACTTAAATTAAATTGATGTTTTTATTGTGTTTCTGTCAATATATTATGTATAATTTATACAATGCCTAAGTTCGGAAAAAGGTCAAAAGAGCGCTTAAAGGGCGTTAATGTTAAATTGGTTAATGTTCTTAATGAGCTTATCAAAATAATGGATGTTACTATTATTGAAGGAGTTAGGAGCAGAGAACGACAGGCAGAACTTCTTGAAAAAGGAGCCACTAAGGTTAAGTATTCCAAACATATGGCAGGTAAGGCTGTGGACTTAGCGCCTTATCCTATTGATTGGAAAGATAGAGAAAGGTTTCATTATATGGGAGGAATGGTTCGAGGTATTGGTAAACAACTTGGTGTAAATATACGCTGGGGTGGAGATTGGGACTCGGACGGAGAAATTAAGGATAATAATTTTGATGATTTGGTTCATGTGGAGATTAGGGATTAATGCCGGGCGGTAATACAGATACAGTTCCGGCAATGTTAACTCCCGGAGAATTTGTAATTAAAAGAGAGTCAGCGGATATGTTAGGATTACCATTTTTAAGACAGTTGAATGCGGTTTCAGATAATGCCGCTCATGAAAATATTGATGCATTGATTGAACAGGCACAACTTTCGAATATGTCCCCAATGTTTGGTGGTGGAGAAGTTTCACCAGAAGGCTATCAAGAAGGTGACTTGGTGGAGAATAAGAAAGGAGCTCTATCTACATTGGTTGAGGGGTTGATTAGGGCTGGAAAACAACAATCGGCGGGTCTTCTTGGTAAGTACCGACATGATGCCAATGAAGAAGTGGTGCCGCAAGATATAACTTTGGAAATACCAGACTTTGCAAAAACAATCTTGGCAAATCGTCCTAGATATGACGCGTCGAAAGCAATAGAAAAAGCAATAGAAGAAGAACAAAGGATGCTTTTGGATGCTAGGAAACTCCGGAAATATAGGGGTGGATTTAGAATGCCGAGGGGATATCAGGGCGGAGATTTAGTTCAAGACCCTAATGACCCGCTAGGGATTAACCAAAGACAAGCTGACCCGTCTATGTATGCTGGTTCTGTAATTCAGGGTGCGGGTGGAGGGATGCCTGATGCCGCAAGTGCTTTAGATAGCCTAAGCCCACAAGATTCGTTAAGAGCAATAGGAGAGGCACAAGATAGCCTGAATGCGATGAAGGCAAATAAATTAATGGAACTTATAAGAGAACTTCAAATCCGTGGTGAAGGCGAAGCTATAGAGTCAAGTGATGATTATTTGCTCCCATTTAAGGGAAAAAGAAATTTTAAGGGTGAGTTATTTGAAGACCGTATTAGGTTTCCATTATATAAAGATTTATAAGATAGAAAATTATTTAAAATATGGAAAAAGACTCTAGAGCGGAATATAATCAGGAGCTATTCAATCAATGGAGCGATGCTCGTGTAGATTGGGAAGAAGAAGCTCGTAAAGATATTGATTTTTATCTTGGTAATCATTTTACATCGGATGAATCAGATGAATTACAGGCTAGAAATCAAGCAGATGTCCCAATGGACAGAACATCATCCGCAGTTGAAAAATTTAAGGCTGTACTCACAGCGAGACCCCCAGCATTTACAATAACCCCAAGAGAAGACTCCGATGTTAAGGTTGCCAGTGTTTGGCGAACTATTGTTGGGTATATCTGGCAAATATCAGACGGCGATGCTCAAATGAAGCAAGCCATACATGATTATGCTACCACTGGTATGGGTTATTTATATACTTATATTGATAGAGAATCTAATTTCGGGAAAGGCGATGTAAAGTTCACATATCTTGACCCATTCAGGGTATACGTTTCTCCTTCTTCGCGAAACCGCTGGCATGATGATGCTGACGGTATTATTATATCTACAATCCTGACAGGTGAACAGGTCATTAATCTTTACCCGGAATTAGATGATGTTGTAGACCCAATGACTGGTGAAGTATCTGATGGTCTGTTGCATAGTATTTCTGAGCACTCCGAGTCTAACGGCGAAGATTATCCATCGGCGCAAAACAAGAATTCAATGAAAGTCTTTACTCCCGCCGAGGTGAAGGATAAAGATTATATGAATGTTAAGAAGTATCAGATACTTGAAAGATTCTATAAAGTAAAAGTTCCTTTTTATCATGTCGTAAATATTCAGGATGGTGAAGAATTGGTACTGTCTGAAGAAGAATTCACTCAGTTTTCTGAAGAGCATAGAGATGTATTAGAATCTGGATTCTTAGAAGTTGCTCAGGTTTATCAAACTAGAGTAAAAGTTTGTGCTTCGATAGGCGAGATAGTTCTTTATGAGGATATTCTTAATTCAGACATTTATCCTGTTGTTCCACTTCCAAATGTTTGGACTGGTACCCCTTATCCTAAGTCAGATATATCTAGGGCAAGACCAATGCAGAGACTTCTTAATAAATTGTGGTCTCTTGCGCTGTCTCATGCTCAGGCATCTGCTGGTTTAAAATTATTAGTTCCGATTGGTAGTGTTGAAGATATATCGCAGTTGGAGCAGGATTGGGCTAATCCCAATGCCGTTATTGAAATAGATTCATCTCAGGGTGAGCCGCACTATCCACAACCATCACCACTAGCTGGTGAATTCTACAAGTTAATACAGCAATGTGAGTTTTACATTGACTTTATATTCGGCTTACCCGAGATGATGCACGGATTTTCAGATAAAGCTCCTGATACTGTTCGGGGTACGGAGAGAATGATAGCCTTGGGTAGTGAAAGACCCAAATCAAAGCTGAGAGACATAGAGTTCTCTATTAACAGGCTTGGAAAAGTTATTTATAATTTGTCTAAGGGGCATTACAGCTATAAGAAAATGTTTCGCCTTGCACAGCCAAATAATGACCAGACGGATGTTATGGTTAATTTTTATACTGATGTATCCGGTGCTGTGGTTGACATCAAGAAAGAAAAATATAATATTGAACAGCATGATATAAGAATTGAACCCGGTTCAACAATGCCGACAAATAAATGGGCAGAGCTCAGTGTTTATCTTGAGGCTTTCCAGTTGGGTATTGTGGACAGGTATGAGGTTCTCAAGAAGAACCCGGAAATTTTTGACAAGGAGGGCATTATGAGGCGTACAGACGAGAAACAACAGATGCAGTCTCAGATACAAGCCCTTGAAGGTCAGTTAAAGAATTTGCAAGGAGACTTGCAAACAGCCCAAAGAGAATCCGTACAGGATAGGAAACGTGTGGAGGTTGAGAAGTTTAAATCTCGACTTTCCGAAGTTAATTCCGATTCTAAAGCGGATAGAAGAGTACAACGTAATAAACTTGAAACAGAGGTGAAGCTCGAGGTAGAGAAATTAGCGAACCGAATCAACCGTGAGGCTGATAAGGCAACTGGTTCTACTCTAAAATCCTAGAGACATCTTAAAGGAGTAAAACATGGAATCGTTAGAACAAATTGAGGCGAATGTCGAAGCTACAGCGTATGGAGATGAAAGTTCATTGGTGGATGAGGTCATTGCAGAGCAATCTGGAGAACAGGTTGCAAATGTCCCCGAGGAAGCTCCGGCTTTAGTAGATGAGGCAGAGGTACGTAAATTTCAGTCTATGTATGACCGCTCACAAGCGGAATTAGATAGTTTGAAAAAGTATGAACCTTTGGTGAATCTTCTGGAGTCGAGACCTGACTTGGTACAGACATTGCAAGATGGCATTGCAAATCCGCAAGGTGCACAGGAATCAGCTCCCGGTATAGGCAAAGACGAATTCAACCCTTGGGATGCATTTACAGAAGATGGTTCTGCTTCCAGTCAATATGTTAAAAATAAAATTGAAAACATGGCGAATGAAGTAGTATCCAAGAAAATGGCTAAACAACAGGCTCAGATGCAGACAGAAATGCATTTGAACAATACAGTGAACGAATTAAGGAATAACTATAAAATGTCAGATGCTGAGATTAAAGGTTTTCTTGAATTTACCACACAGCCTAAGGAAGCCGTTGGAATGGGCAATCTTGTGAAATTGTATCGAGATGTCAGTGGGGTTGGTCAAACAAATACTGATACCGTAAGTGCGGTTAGAGCCGCACAAGACGCTCCTCGCTCTGCCGGGGTTCTACAAGGACAACCAGCTAAAACAAAAAATGATGCTGATAAAATGTGGGATTCTGTTGTGAGAGCGGGAAGCAGAAGTAATGTTTTGTAATAAACAAAAATAAATAAGGAGTACTAAATATGGCAACATATAGTGCTGGCAGTTTATCGGCTAATGGGACTAGAACTCCCGGTGTCTCTGCAACTGATTTTCATTCTAGACGATTATTCGACTTTAGTGACAGGATAGCAGAGTTAGCACCGGAAGAGTCTCCGTTTTTCGTATATCTGTCAAAAGTAGGTAAAGTGCCAACAACAGACTCTCAGTTTCGATTTCTAGAAGATAGAACCAAAATATCAATTTCTGACAGAGCTTTTGAAACGCAGGCTGCATTTACGGCAGCCGCGGTAGGAAGTACTGCAACAGCTAAATTTGATACTACGGATTCAACACCAGTCTCAGTTGATTGGTTGATTCCCGGAATGGTTATAACTTGTGGTACTGTAGACACATCTACAGCACAGCCAGAATGGTGTGTAGTTCGTGTTGAATCTGTTGTGGATTCAGGTGCTTATAGCACCGCTACGGTTCGTACTATCGCAAAAGCATCAACAGCAGCTTTAACAGTGCCAATTAATGCTAAGTGTACAGTAATTGGAACTGCGTTTGAAGAAGGTACAGGAGCACCAGATGTTTGGTCTCAAAAGCTTGACAATGACTACGGTTATACTCAAATCTTCAAGACAGCTTGTGA